CTATTGCAAACGAACCAGAACCAACAACAGAAGTTGCCGAACAAGAAGAAGTTATCGAGGCACCAATTGAAGAAGGACCTACAGAAGTTGCAGAAGAGCCAGGAACAGAATCTAAAGGAGACGTGGAAGTTGATCTAGATATTAAAGTTGCAAAAATTGAACAGGCTATACAAGGTAAAATAAAAAATGTTGCACAACAAATAGATGCAACACTAACAGTTATAAATGAAGTAGTTAGTAGAGAAATGATATCTCAAGAACCTGATATGTCATCTTACTTTAATGCTAATTTAGCATTGTTTGATACTAGACAATTACCATCAGGTAATCCAGATTTTTTTCTACAGGCTAGTCTTGATAGCTACAGTAAACCTATTTACGTTGCACAAGTAAGTATAGCAGGAACAGATCCTGTAGTGCAACATCAAATTAAAGTAAATAATGCAAAACAAAAAACAAATGAAGCATATAAAAAATTAAAGGAGTTATTAGATGCAAGGAATATTCAATAAATTAGCTAGCTATGCCGCACTCGCAGGCGTTATTGGAGCTATTGGTGGAGGCTTTATGGCATGGGGCGAGTTTAATAATAGAATAGCACAGTTAGAAAATACAGAGTTTGTAATAAATCAAGAAGTAGATTTATCTGATATTATAAAACAATTGGAAGCACTGAAAGGTGACATCAAGATTAATGGGGCTGCATTAGAATATCTTGATGCAAAGATAGAAGAACTAAAGGCGGAACAAAACAACCCTTTGTTAAATTAGGAGTACATATGGTAGACACACTAGCACCAAAAAGAGTATTTACTCAGAGAGAGTTAGACACAAGTTTAACCCCATCTCCAGTAACTGCCGCTATAATGCAGCCTAACACAAACATTATGAGTATGGCTCCAGAACAAAAAATGACCACTGATTTAATTGGTCAGCAATCTGATTTTTTAGTAAACACAGATAATGTAATGGCACAGATGGAGGAGAAGCAAGCTCCTGGCACGGCTGAAAGAGAACAAACTGTAAGATCATCAGAAGAGACTACTGCTGAAAAACAAACAGGAATGAGAGCTACAAGAGAACAACCTCAAGGATTAGTAATGAGACCTGTTGAGTATGCAGCTGAAGGATTTGAAGATAAAGAAATAAATAACCCAGTTGTTGTGGGAGAAAAAGGTGCAGAGATGATAGTGCCTACAGGTGATGGCAGGTTTAGTGTGCTAGATGCTAAGACCACAAACGGATTGATGATGCCTAAACAAAAACCAAATGATCCAAATAGTATGGAAATGTATAAAGAAACTATAAGAAAAGAAGAAGGGTTAGAACTTAGTAAGTATAAGCCTGTTGATTCAGAGGAACACTTTACAATTGGTTATGGTCATTATGGTCCAGATGTTGAAAGCATGGGAGACATTACAAAAGAAAGAGCTGAAGAATTATTAGATAAAGATGTTAACCAAAGAGTTAGTGAGATTAATAATTTAATACCAGACTTTAATTCATTTTCTGATTCTGCAAGAGATGCAATATTTAGTGAATACTATAGAGGATCTATAGGGCAAAGTCCCAATACAGTTAAGTTAATAAATCAAGGTAAATATGCAGAGGCTGCTCGTGAGTTTTTAAATAATGAAGAGTATAGAAATGCGGATGATTTAGGAAAGCCTGGCATAAAACCTAGAATGGAAAAAGTTGCAAACGAACTAAATAGAATGGCCAGTGGGATAGGCACTAAGCCTTAACCCACATCCTTAATTTTATACGGATCTGTATTTAATCTAGGAACCTTATCACCTTGTTCCCCACTTAAAATACTTTCAAGGTTCTTATGTAAATAAGTTACAGCAGAACCTACTATCGAATCTTTAGTTAAAGTTTCTGCTACTTCCTTAAAGCTACAACCATACTGTAGTAATAGAGATACCATTTTACCTGATGCTCTTAACTCTCTATCCAAAGTAGACTCAGTTGGTCTTACTTTAATCCATACCGCCATAGGCAAAATACCTACCTCATTTGCAGTATAATCTACTATTGCTAATACTCTCCTGTCATCTATATTCATACGGATAGTTGTACTTCTCATTCTATTGGGGACTTCAGCTCTTGCCACGTTATTCATTATATCCTTTCTATTAATTGTTTAATATCATTATTGAGTCTTTGGCTTGTTTCTACACAATGCTTGACTACACTCGCCAATAAGTTGGCATAAAAAATTTCATCTATATCTTCTAGCGAATCTTTTAGCATACTTGGCTGAATGTAGTCAAGATCAATTGCTATCTGACTAGTTCCAGTCAGAGATACTTTCATAGTAAAAAGCTCTGAGTTATTTTTTTGCATCATCTTTAGGTTTTGCTACAAAGTCAGCACCTATATTAGGATCAAGCTCTCTTAATCCTTTTGATAACACTTCAATACCTTGTACTACTTCTCCATACGGTCTTGTAAATAGATACCGAAGTATGCTTTGAACCTGAGATCCAGATATAATATATTGTTTATCTAAAATCTGTGGCTCTTGTTGTTTTTCTGCCATTTTATTCTCCTTTTATTAAATTTTTCTTTCTAGGATGCTCAAATATGAGCAAGTTTGTATGTTTTGATACCAACATACCAGGCCATATCACTTCTTCTTATACGTTTAGATATGAGCCGTTAAACGTTATTTGCTACATTCTATTCATCAGGATACTCCTTTTGTTGTTTTTTTACATCTTCATCTAAAACTTCTAGACTCTTTGATTAGATCAATAGTCTCAGTCTTTGACTGACGATAATGTTTAGGAAAGTTAACTACGTCTTCCATATCTTTTCTTTACCTCACTAATGTGGACAGTTTCAATATCATACTCCCCACCTTTTACATTTCGTTTTACAATTAAGCCAGACCACCAAAGTCTTTGGGTGTTATATGCGTACTTTTCTCTATGAGTCAAGTAGCAACCTGCAGATAATCCCATTATCTTTTTACCAGATGGCTGTGATGCAATGGCATAGTCTAATAGATGAGAATGCCCAACAGTAGAAGATACTTTGTTTTTATTTACCAAAGATCTGGCCATGTTCTCACCTGAGATAGCCGTACCCATAACTCCACTTGGAAAGTTGTGTGAGTAATACACACCATCTATTACCGCAGGATATCTATAGTCATAGGTATGCCATCCATATTCAGGATACTTTAGATCATCTATAGTCATGTGGCCTTCAAGCTCTGGATTATCTTCTACCATACGATCAATCCTATCTTCATGATTGCCTAGTAGCATATGCATCTCTGGTTCATACTTGCCTAAACCATCATTAAATTTTTGTAGTGCATCATGTGCATGCTCTATATCTTTTTTATATCTCCTACCCTCAAAAGATTTCTTCTTTTTATCATAGCTAGACATAGAATCCATACTAGCAAAGTCTCCCATACAAATAACTTTATCTACCTTTAAGTCTTTAGCCATTCGTCCTGCCCAAGTAAATCTTTCATTACTAGCACTAGGTGTACAATGGGGGTCTCCTATTACTAAGTGTGTGGTCATTAGTTTAAGTCTCCTTTTTTAAAATTAAACAAATCAATAACGTTGTCTTTACCATTTTCTTTTTTGTTATGTTCAACATCATCATCATAGAATCCTTGCATACCTTCTTCGTATATTAGATCTGCATTTGTAGTTACAAATCTAACTATACCTTTTGCTATGTAAGAGCAAACATCCCTATCTGTTGGACCTTTTGGATCTATAATTCCACAAGTAAATCCTTTTTCATGGGGTGTTATAATTACAGATACTGATGTAAATATATCTAAAGGTTCATCAAAGTCCATTATATAACCTCTATCAAAGCGTCAAGTTCTCTTATCTCTTGATCTTCTTCTGGCACGCCAGCTTCTATTAGTTTCTTTCTTTTAACTGCCAAGTCATGCAAGGCAGTGTCTACCTCTTCTTGTGCTTGTTCTGATAAAGTTTCTATCTCTTCATCAGTTATTCCTTTTGGAAATGTAACCATCATAATAAGTCTCCTAAGTTAGTTTTCATGTTTGATTCTTTGATTATAGAGACAAATTTTTTAAAGTCAAGTACAATCAAAGGATTTCTTTTATTCATTTTTAATACCACAACAGGCTCTAAGTTAGCATTAGATATAGCTTGATCATATGCATCGTATAGTCCTTTCCATGTTTCTTTGTTTTTACATTCAATAGAAAATGGAAACAGTCCTTGTGCAAATCTAGATAACTTAACATCAATACCTGACTCACCCATGATAGCACAAGAAACGTCTTCGTCTTTCTTCAAGTTAGGGAACGTACTCAACAGCACGTCCCTAACCCAGTTTTGTAGCCTTCGCCCCTTGGCTTTTCGACTGCGTACACTAGTAGCCATCGTCCTCTACCCTCGGATTATTGACCTCAGTGTACCAAACCCACTTGGGGTTTTTACCTTGCGACTGCTGTTGTGGTAACAGTTGCAAGTTTTCTCCCCAACAAGGAAACTTGTAGGGGCAGAAACCGCATGTAGTACCTAGAACTTTATTGCCTGTCTTTTGTTTTCTAAAGTACTCATCTTCTGCATCAAAGCATCTTTTAAACTCTTTGTCTAAATTTATTGCTCTGATATTATTATCTATATCGCTTAAAGCTTTGTCTTTGTATTCGTCATCAGCAATAGGTGCCTCTGTTATTGCCCACTCTCCAGTAGATTTGTTTATTGCTATCCATCCACCAAAAGGTTTTTGCCTACCCTCTGCGTACATATATCCTTGTGCTAGATAACCAAAGACATCATCACTTGCAACGGCATGAAATCCTCCATTCTCACCAAATTTATTAGTGAACGACCAAGGTGATGCACTTTTGATATCCCATACTTTACCTGCAATCTCAACATCAAGTGTTCCATTTACTGTAGCTCCATCTAGTTTATACTCTGTCTTTGTCTGCTCTGATTCTATAGTTACGCCTGCCGCTTTCATAATAATCATTGCCGCTTGTTCTATTAAGTCACCAAAAAGATTTCTCATCTTGGCATTGTAAGGTTGTGACTCTCCTTTAATACCTTTCTTTTCCATCTGTAGTTGGCATAAAGGCCGTCCGATGTTTGATGCTCTAAGACCAAACTCTTTTTTTCTTTGGTCAGTGAATTGCTTGCGGAACGATTCCATGCAAGCGTCACCAAACTGAGTGATCAAATCATCGGATACCTCTACCGCATCTTTCGATGCAGCCTCTAAAAACACCCTAACTTTTTCTAGGATGTCTTGACTCACGAAGACAGGACTTCGATAGGATCGTCATCAAAGTCTGCGTCAACAGTCTTTGCCTCACTGGCTTTTACTGTGACTGGCTCTGCTTTTTTAGCCTGTCTCCAAAGCTCTACTATCTCTTCATTCTCTGTGTTAATAACTTCTTGGAAGTTAAGAAGAGTTTCTTTCTCTGCGTCTGTGAAAGATACCTCGTCTGTGTCCACAGTTATATCTGAAACATAGAATACATTACTACCAGCTTTTTTCTTTTTAGTCTTTAGTGTAAGTGTATGGTTAAACATAACCTTGCCTCTGCGTCTAAGACTTTCTATTGCTTCACCAACAGGTTTAAAGTTACTGCCTGTGACTTTCCAAAGAACAGGAAGATTAACTACTTGTGCCTCATTCCCACCTGCAAGCACTCCTTCAAAAGATACCATACCATAAATTAATCGGTAACATTTGATTGCTTTTTGTCTAGATCTTTCTTCTTCTGAAAGATTAGCAAGTTCTTTTGCTGGTATTTTACCACAGCGAATGCCACCTTTAGCGTCTATGGCTTCGTCTTTCCAGGATTTAAATATAATACTACGATTACTATATTCATTTTTCTCTGCGTCATACTTCATGTACTGATACGCATTTATAAATGGTCTGAATGTAACAGGCTTACCATAGGCTACGCCATCTAGTTCTGGAACATACACTGCATAAGAACCTACAGGAACCTCCGCACCATCATCATTTTCTGGAAATCTATTTATAGATAGCTTCGGTAGGAAGTTACCAGTGGACGACTTCTCTTGTCCTATCATAGACATTATCTGCTCATTAGATAGATTATCTATGTTTGTTATTTCATTGTTAGTCATATGACCTCCTTGATTGTTAATTAAATATCTCTTATCTTTGCTATAATTACAAGATTTTCTTCAGCAGTAGCTATCTTTTGTACTAGCTTATCTACCTCATCTATGTGCTGGGGATGCTCTCCTATACCAACAGATTGCTTTAGGTAAATTTCAATAGTTGCTTCAGCTTCTGAAATTTGTGCATTGTAACGATTTACTAATGCTTTTAAGATTTTTGACATATACTACTCCTTATCACGTTTTCTATTAATTGTCAAGATAAATTTATAAAATAACTTTATTTATTTTTATAGGTATTTCCTGCATTTCTAACCAATTGGCTCCAGCTTTTAACTCTGTCTCTAAAGGAACATTAAATTCTACGTCATAAAATTCATATAACGAATCAATAACATCCTTAGTTGCTCTGTCTAAGATTTTTGTCATTGTCTCTGCTTCATCTGGGTGTGCGTCAACGACTATAGAATCATGTACAGTATTAATAAGTAAACTTTTTACGTCTTTGTCTTTCATCATCTTATATGCATTGATACAAGCGATAGGCACTATATCTGCAGTAGCAAAGCCCTGGACTGGATAGTTTTTTATCTGTGTAGAGTAGCTAGAGCCACCCCATGCCTGCCTCTGTGCATATGGAAATGAATACTCACGACCAGATGGTAGTTTAACTTTCTTAAACTGTATTGCGTCACTCTGTAAAGTCTCATGCCACTTAGCTATATCTTTATACTTTTCTAAAAAAGCTTTGTAGTATCTCTTCTCATCATCACTACCTGACATGCCACCATACAAAGGCTTGAACGTGTGTGCCTTTGCATCTTGTCTAGATACTCCGATAGTGTCCGCAGTAAACTGATGCACATCCACGCCATCGTCTATGTCTTTCATACCTTGCTTATCCTGTGCTAAAAATACAGCAGTCCTAAATTCTAGTTGTGAGAAGTCTATCTCCATAATCTTACCTCCCTCAAATCTAGATGTAATAACCTTACGAATAGGAAAGGTAGTTCCTCTTGGTTGATTCTGGAAGTTAGGATCACGACTTGATAATCTAGCTGTAGCTGTAACACACTGCATAAACTTAGGATGCAGTATACTATCTTCATTCACATGATCTCTTATACCATTTACAAATGTATTTAAGTAGGTGTCTATCGCATTGTATCTAATAATTAAATCAACAAACTCTTTCATATCTCCTTTGGCACGCATAGATAATTTTTTCAGTGTGTCTCTGTCTGTTTTAAATCCACCTTCTGCTACCTCCGATACACCAACAGGCATCTGATTAAAACCTGCAGTTCTATTTAGTTCTAAGTAAACAACACCTTCTCCGCCACATTCAGGGCATTTAGATAGGTTCTTATATGGGTCTCCGTTTACTTTATACTTTTGAATCAAGCCTTTACCCTCACAATGCCTACATTGTATCGCTTGTGTTCTCTTAATAACCTCTGTATTAGCTGTAACTAAATCTCTAAACTTGGACTTTGATAGTGTGGGTCTGCGTTTCTTCTTTTTAGTAAACTTATCTATACCTATATTAAAAGTATCTACCCACTTTTTTTTGTCTGTGACTTTTCTAGAATAGATCAGCCAAGATAATTGCTCCGTACTAGCAGGATTGATAGGAGTATCCCCCATCTTTTCATAAATAATTTTCTTTATCTCTTGTGCCAGCCTGCCAAACTCTTCTTTAAACTCCTGTTCCACACTATTGAGTGCATTTAGGTCAATGTTTATGCCATTCATTTCCATATTTGCAAGCACTGGTAGAAATTCGTTCATCATTTTAACAGATTTAAGTAAAGGTCTATTACCTTCTTTCTTAAAGTCTGTAATCTGAGAATCAAACAAAGCTCGTGTAGACACCACATCCTGCCTACCATACTCTTCAATAATACTTACAGGTATATCTTCAAAGGATATCTTTCGTTTCATGAAATCATCTACTGCATCTGACTTCTGAGATATACTTCTGCGTTTACATATATCTTTTAATGATAGTGGCTTTCTTAATCCACGAAGTAATATATACTCACCTATCATGGTGTCGTACAATCTGCCAGTGTATTTAAATCCTGACTCCAGTAGCCACACTAAATCAAACTTAATGTTGTGGCCAACAAGTAGTGTAGTCTTATCTAGTATATCTTGAACTGCCTTGTGATTAGATTGTATATCAAAGCTCTCGTGATTGTGATTAAAAAAATAATACTCATCATTAACTCCAATACTAACTAAGCAATTGTTAGGATTGAATGGTAGTGGGTCTACCTTGCCATCTATAATCTGAAAGCTGGTCTCTACATCTAATACTGTAATCATACTCTATACCTTGATAGTTGTGGTTCGATATTACAAGTTATCTCTCCATGATATCCTGATATCTTATTCTTACTTATACACATAACTCGAGTAGTATCAAGCGAATCTAAAGTACCATGCTTACCTATACCTATAATTAAATCTGCCTCTGCAGCTTTACCTGTCTTTGAGTTCTCCATCATATCAAAAGATATTCTAGTCTTACCATGTGCATCTGCCGATGCCTGAGAGATTGCAATAACGCAACAGTCATGCCTCTTAGCTATCTCTCTTGCTCCTGTATACACAGCTCTAAGTTTTTCGTCTGTTCTTGTAAAGTTACCAGACACTCCTACCTTATCTAACTGATCAATAATAAGGATGTCTGGCTTGTTGCTACTGCAAAAACTGTCAACGTCATCAATAGTCCAATCAACAGTATCCATAAGTTTAACATTATCTTTTATCTCCTTCCATTTTTCTTTTGCTAAATCCATGTTGTCTATTATTTCATCTCTTGTCATTCCTGTATGTGCATTGATAACTCTCATCTGCGTTCTTACAGCAGGCTCCTCATTTATTAACGCACAAACTTTTGCACCTTGTGATGCAAAACCCTGCAATCCCCCAACAAGATTAACCCAGAACGCAGTCTTACCTGACTCTGGTCTTGCAAAAACAATAACTAAATTACCTGGACCAACTCCTGGAACTTGCTCATGCAAACTTGGAAGATTAAATTCAAACTTAGTTTGTATATCTAGCGACTCAAGTAACTCAGGTATGTCTTCGGTTACTGCCTGAGTATCGTCTGTGTCTTCGTCTGTGTTGTCTAATAACTGTTTGATTTCATTAAAAGATTTGTCCTGACCATTGAATATATCTGTGGCTATTACTGCAACTTTGTGTGCAAGATTTCTTTTGTATACTGCCTCAATGATATCAGATGCAACTGCTTCGTTTGGCTCTGTCTCTTTTTTTATTTCTTGTACAAGAGTTTCAAAGTTTAATTTTGCAGCTCGTGTCAATGCAGGATTATATTTCTCTGTGTGTAAATCTATAAGATCATCTATCGTAAGATCATCTTCATAGTCTTTGTGTGCTTTTTCTATTGTAGTAAAAAAATTACCAAGACCATTACTGAATGTTGTCTTTGTAACTTTACCCTTGTTCTTTTCATAGAAAGGTTTTTTAAGTAGTAGTTTTATTAACTGTCGTTCTTGCATAGTATCTCTTGTATCTCATCTGGTTTAAAATATTTTAAGTCATCTTCTAGCATGACCACTCTTGCCTTAGATGTATACCCTAATTCTCTTGCTATGTCAAATGCTTTTGATGTTGCGTCTCTGTCTAATGCTACGATAATATTACTGAACTTCTTTTGTAGTATGTCAATATATTCTGTTGGCAAACTTGTACCCATCAAGGCAACACCTGCAAAGGTATTTGATACTGCACAAGCTGATGCACAATCTTCAACAACTACTGCTGTGTCGCCATCACCACATATGAAAGGATAATTTTTACTGCCATATACATACCACTTTGGTAATGCGTTGTATCCCAAAGCTCTGCCAACACCACCAATAATTTTGTCTGTGTCACTGTGTATCATAAATACAATTCTATCTCTTGCAGGATCATATCTGACATCAGCTTTACCTCTTGTAAATGCAGAGAGACAATTATTTTTTTCTAAATATTTTATACATCTATCGCTAGAATGAACTGATGTAAAGTTTGCAGGAACTGTGAAGTCTGCGTCTGTGTCTGATTGATTGTGATAAATAAAATGTTCTATATCATGCATAGTTTTCTCAGTGTAGTATGCACCCTTGGCATCACAAGAAGCAGAGAAGCAATACCATAGTACTTTTGAATCTTCTTTGCTGATTGAAAAAGTGTGCTTACGCATACAAAAAGGGCAATCCATTCTTATGGACTGCCCTTCATCTAACCCTAAATCTTTTATAACTTCTATCTGATCTGTGTAATTCATGTGAAACCTATAACATAATTTTTATTTTGTGTCAAGTAAAAATGGGGACAGGAACGACTAACCTGCCCCCTGATACGAACACTACCTCTCTAGCTAGCTTTGGGTTTTACCATTTGTTCGTACCAAACTGTTAACAACTACCCCCATTGGTCAGCCATTGCTTTTGCTATACCTGAAAAAGTTCTACTGGCTTCATGTGCCGTAAACACTACACCTTTATTTACTTTTTGTCCTCTCTTTGCCCCACTTTTATTTGATGGCAAGAAGGGAGTATGTTCAGATATTACCTCCGTTGGTTGTAGTTTGGGTAAATTTTTTAACCATAGCAGTGTTCTTTTGCTATACTTGTGACCATACTCATATGGTTGCACTGCTTGTGTGAACTTTGGCAACTCAAAAACTTTCAGTGGTGTTGGGTTCTCAACTGCTATCTTGTCTATGTCTGCGTCAATCATTCTCATAAAAAACTCTTTACCTTTTATCCCAAGATTATATCTATCTTGATTAAGTTGCCCTGCCTTTGGGTATAACCATCTGGCACCTGCTTTAGATAGGTATGTGCAAGGAGGGTGGGATATCATCAAGTCCCACCCCTCATCTAAATGATTAAGAACATCATCTTGTATGTGATTGCCACCATTTTCTGATGCCAAAATATCACAACTCCAAGCTTCGTGTCCCTTATCCTTAAAAGCATCTCTAACTATGCCTGAATATTCACAAGCAACTAATACTTTCATTATGTATTTCTTTCTTCAATGTATATCACAAAACTATCTGCTTGACTAGGAGGACAAGAACCCCACCAGTTACCAGTGCCTCTCCATCTGCGCCTTACAGACTCTCTTTTACACCCCTCTTGTGTATGCAAATACTTTCTAATATTCTGAAAAAATATTTCTCCTTCTTCATTATTAGGGACACCTGCAAAAACATAGCGTCCTCCTTGTAGTCGTTGTTGTGGTAGTCTATTTGTTGTCATTTTTTTCTCCTTGTTGTTATTAAATTTGTATTGGGTACATATCATAAGATATAGTCTCTATTACATCCCATGATATACCCAGAGTAGCATCGTGTTTGTCTTTGACTGCATGTAAAACTTTTCTGCAGTCTGCGTCTGTTAGGTCTGGTCTTAGTTCCCTAACATCTTCTGTATTCCAACAAACAAATATTGTATCCTCTGTGTCATGCTTTGTCCAGTCAAGTTCACTGTAAGGTTTGGTCATTGTAGTCCTCCTCTAGTTCTGTTATAAAGTCGTCAACGGCTTGGGCAACTGAGTTAGGCAAATCAGTTAGCAACTCGTTGTGCCAAGTGCCGTCTTCATATTGCCAGTTGATACTCAATGCCCAGCCTGTCGCTATCTTCTTCTTCCCTTCACTCATCATCAAGCCCTACTACTGGTGTAAGTTTCATTTGATTCTTATTGTACTGTAACTCAACAGTATACATCTGTCCATTGAAACGAATCCAATCGAGAGTCTTAAGATTGATATTACGATACTGTTTCTTGATAGTATCAAAGACAATCATAAACTCTTCTTTCTTTGTCGTTCTCTCTCCACCTCTCAGATGTTTCTTCACACCAAGCATACAGTTGATAACTCTATCAGAGCCATCTTTCTTTGTAAACTTTGCTGAGAATATCTTAGAGCCTACAAGTTTATGTAGTTCATCTGAGAATGTTTGTCGTTTTAGTCTTTGCATTTAGTACTGCTACCTAGCTTCTCTCTAAACGAGAGAGGCTTATAGACTAACTAGTTAGCCATTCCCACCTCTCTCACAAACCAATAGAGAACCTGCATCGGATCGCCTTGCGTGCTTATTCCTTTGTCTAGACCTAGGCAACTGAGGCTCTCTATCTATCTATCTGCCGATAGAATACTGTACTATAACACTATTATCTTTATATGTCAATGTGTTTTAAATATAACTGATTGTTTTTTCATTGACCAACACAGACCACAATCGGCACAACTCTTGGCTTTGCCTGTCTGCTCTGGGCACACTACACCTTTCTTCGCTATCTCCTCTGAGTTAGCTGATAGTATATCTCTGGTGTAATCTGAAAATCGTACTGAGAATCTATCCCATTGTGCTGTGCGTATTCTCTTGATCTCATCTCCTATGTCTGTGCCTGGATGCCAATGTGTGTACCCCCAGATAGCAAGTCCAGGAAATTTATCAAGACATCTCTCCCAGAACTGTACATAATCTACTGAATAGAAATCACCAAGCACATGCAATCTTACAAGAAACCTCTCATGTTTCTTTTGTATAGCTGTAAGGTCTGCATATATCTTCTTGGTCAGTCCTTGTCCTGCAGTTAGTCTGTGTGCGAATGGCATATTGTTTCCATAACAATCATCCCAATGTCCACAACTACGAGGACAAGTAGCCCTCTCCTCTAGTGTCAATGTGTATATAGGTCTGCCTTTGTGTTTACCTTTAGTCACAGTCTTGCCGAGCTTCTTGTTCTTCACAGGTTTCAATGCCTGATGAGGATAAAAGTCTACGACCTTGACTGACTTCAAGTAAATAGTTCTGCCATTCTTAATCTTATCTAAAGATTCTTTTGAGTAATTCTTTTTCATCAGTCTCTCCCATATCCTAGTAGCCATAGTATCAGAGCAAAGATGCCCATTACTATGGTTGCTATACCTATTACTTTTTCTCCGTCTTTCTTTTTTTTGTCACTCATGTGTTTTTCTCCTTGACATTAATTAAAATTCGTGCTATATGAACCTGTGGTTCCGAGGGGGGTCTATATATCATACCGCTCAAAGACTTCTTTCCATTCATCTTTTGGTCTACC